CGTCAAGGCATACAGCGGCAGGACTCCAAAGCTTTGCTACAGGCCAGATCGTCCTGAAAGAATAATCACTGAATCCAATACTGCGGCAATCAATCTGCATGTGCCTTCTTATATACGTCCTTTGGCTGGCGATGCATCAAAGTGGATTGAATTCATGCAATACATGTTCCCCAACAAAAATGAGTGCAAAGAGGTGATGCGTTGGTGCGCGACGCTTATTGCGCGACCAGAGATCAGAATGTCCTACAGTCTACTGCTCGTGAGCGAAAAGCAGGGGGTGGGGAAAAATACCCTTGGATCGAATATCCTTGCGCCTCTCGTCGGTCTGCATAATACTTCTTGGCCGTCGGAGAGTGATATCATCGACAGCAACTTCAACGGTTGGGCAGCTCACAAGCGCCTCGTAATAGTCAGTGAGATATATTCTGGCCACTCTTGGAAAGCCTACAACAAGCTGAAATCAATCATAACAGACAGCGAGTTAGAGATCAATCAAAAGTTCCTCCGTCCATACAGGATTGAAAACTGGTGTCATGTTATTGCGTGTTCGAATTCTCTCAGAGCTTTAAAGATCGAAGAAGACGATCGACGCTGGTTCTATCCTGAAGTGACGGATCAGCCTTGGCCGTTGAAGAAGTTCGATGAATTGCGCAAATGGCTTGCAGCAGGCGGCCTTTCCATCATCAAGCAGTGGGCAATTGATTATGGTGATTATGTGTTGCCTGGCGAACGAGCGCCGATGACTGAACGTAAAAAGGAGTTGATCTCTGGTAGTCGGTCTGAGGCCCAAAGAGAAGCTGTGGAAATAGCACATGCCCTCATCGACAAGCAAGAACCAGTCGCGCTGGCGATGAAGTCAATCGTGGCAGCGGTGAGGGCTTCTTCGCAGGGTATCGTTTATGACAGTGATTATGAACTCCGCAAAGCGATGATTGATGTTGGGGCGATCGCTTCTCGCAAACGGATCAAAATCCATGGCCGGATGCAACAGGTGATCTACAATCGTGCGATGGCGGAGTTGCTTTCGTCCTTGCCGGAAGAGCTACGTGCAGAGGAAATTCGTAAGCACCTGAAGGAGCCTTCGTCAATTATGGAAGGTTCCATGTGATGGAGATTTGAATGAAGAAGGAAGCCAAATTGCGCAATTGGCTCAAGGCCAACAAAGGTGATTGGCATCTGTCGTGGATTGAACCGTCGTACGGTTCCACAGTTGGATTCCCAGACGTCATTGCAATCACTATGTCAGGGAAAGTGATCGCGTTGGAATTGAAATGGGTGGCTTGGAAAGCAACCAACCAGCCGATAATGAATCTAAGACCAGAACAAAAAATTTGGCACCGAATGGCCGCCACCAGAGGAGTTTCCAGTGGTTTTTTGGTGGCAGTGGAGCTGCCTCGGAGCATCTTGAAGGACAATGCGCTTTCAAAAAGAGTCGCCAAGGATATTTTGAATGGCAATCGGTGGTGGGAAAGGCATATCACCAATGTCAATTGTGAATGGTGGGTTAGAAGGGGGTGGATTCCTGCGGTATTTTCCTCAAAGGAGATGATCTGTGCAGAAAATGGAGTTCCGCAGATGAAAGCGGTATATAACAGTTCTGAACTAGCGTCCTGTGTGTCCAAATGGTGAACAGTCGGCACTGCAGGTCGAATTTCGCCAGGCTCCAGATCGGATCTTTTCCCATTTTCCGATTTCTTTCCCCCTTTTTTCTCCCCTTCTATAATCTCGATAGAAAGTTGGAAAATGAGAAAAGATCCGATCTGGAGCCTGACGGAATTCAACCTTTCGCTTCCTTCCTTGGATCGGGGCACGCTGTGTTGTGCCGGGGCGCGCCGTGCTGTGATGGGTCGCTTTGGCCCAGGGATGATCGCTGGATGGGGTGCAGGCGGTTGAACGTAGGTAAGTACGGACGCTCTGTAAATCGTCTCCAGCGACCAACGTTGGGCCAAAGGAGACCATTCGCACGTCGGTTGCTTTGGACTCTGGTCCGCTTGGCTTCTGGTCCAAGGCTCCTGGCTGTTTTGTGGGGAGAAGAAAGACGATGAGCCGCTGGTTGGTTGTGCGGGTTAGAGCTTCTCAGTTTGATCGTTGGTTCTCGAAATGCACAGAGCGCGGAATTGAAGTCTATTCACCTACGATTGCTGTTTATGTCAGGCACAGCAGAGTTCGTCGACCTCGTCTGGTGCGTCGTCCTGCTTATCCAGGTTATGCATTCGTCAAAGCCAATGGCAATGATGGTGTACTTTCGGTCATGTCATCGTTGTCTTGTTTTGGTTATCTTGGACCTCTGATGTCGTTCGGGAAAGTTGCTGTTCTTTCTGAGCTAGAGATTGATCGGTTGCGGAAACTTGAGCAAGAAATGGAGTCTGAATTGGTTATGAACATTAAAAGTAAACAGACGATTCCGCCAGGATCTAAGGTTGTTGTTGCTTGTGGCTTGTTTGCGAATATGGAAGGAACTGCTGTGCGAATCGTTGGACATTTTGCTGTCGTCAAATTTGATGCTATGCAGCATCCTTTGAAAATAAACACTTGCCTTCTTAAACTGAAAGAGCGATAATAACCCAAGTTTGGCTGATCTGCTGGATCGCAGCAATGCGAGGACCGCAGGCCGCACAAAGGCAGATTCATCTGCCATTAAGTCTTGTCTGCACAGCTATGGAAATTGGCGCGCGCGGGTTTTACTCATTGAACTTTATCAATAAATGCTGTGTTGTTCTTTCGAGAGCAGCACTCCAATTCGCCCGCTCTCCAACCGCTGCTAGCCCGGCGTGGCGGATCGAGCCTGACCAGCGCCTCTCCGTCGGCGTCAACGCGGCGCGGGCGACGGCATCATGACCCCGCGATGGCAGGCAGCCGGGCAATTCCATCCGAGGAGATCCAAGCGATGAAGCGCAAGCCTGGCAAGGGCGGCAAGCGCTGCTGAAACGTGTGACTATGGCCGAACGCGATTCCAAGACCGGGCGTTTCCCCAAAGGCTCCGGCATGCCGGCCACTGGCCGCGGTTGGGGCGGACCAGCCCGCGGCAATTATGACGCGACACGTCCGCCCAGTCCTGGTCGCCCGCGCGGCGTGCGCAATGGCGAAGGGAAGCGCGCGCGCATGCGCGAGTATCTCGCCCCGTATTCGGAACATCTGGCGCAGAGGTGGCTAGAGAAAGCCCTTGATCCTACCGACCCGCACGCGGCGACGCTGCTCGTCAAGGCGGCGGAGATGCTCGGCGAGTTCGAGCCTTCCATCACCGTGCGCGGCGCTGACGATGCGCCGCTCGTGATCCAGCGCATCATTGTCGATCCGGCACGTCCAGCGGCCGATACTGCGGCGCTTGAAGCCTCCGCCCATACTGCGTTGCCCGAGCCGCCTGCCGCCACCAGTGCGGAATGATCAGCATCCACACGCCGCGCGTGTTCGAGCCGCTGCTGAAGCCAGCGCGGTATCGTGGCGCGTGGGGCGGGCGCGGCTCGGGCAAAAGCCATTTCTTCGCCTCTCTCCTGGTTGAGACCGCGCTCACGCGTCCTGGCCTCCGCGCCGTGTGCTTGCGCGAGGTGCAGCGGACCTTGAAGGAGTCGGCGAAGCGCCTGATCGAAGATAAAATCATTGCGCTTGGCGTCGGTGGTAGCTTCGAAATTCTGGTATCCGAGATTCGCACGCCAGGCGGCGGCGTGATTCTCTTCCAAGGCATGCAGGATCATACCGCAGAGTCAATAAAATCGCTCGAAGGTGTGCACGTCGCTTGGATCGAAGAAGCGCAGACGCTATCGCCGCGCTCGCTCGAGTTGCTTCGTCCGACGATCCGCGCGCCTGGCTCGGAAATCTGGGCATCGTGGAACCCGCGTCATCCGAGCGATCCAATCGACGCGCTGTTACGCGGCCCTACGCCGCCAAAAGATGCCATCGTTGTGAAAGCGCTCTACAGCGACAACCCATGGTTCCCGGCCGAGTTGGACGAGGAACGCCGCTACGACGAGCAGCACGCGCGCGATCGTTACGCGCATATCTGGCTCGGGGAATATGAGCCGGTTGCGATTGGCGCGCTGTGGGATCGCCTGATGTTCCATCGCAACCGCCGTGACGAAGCGCCGCCCATGTCACGCATCGTGGTGGCGATAGATCCGGCTGCATCATCCGAAGTTGGATCGGACGAACATGGCATCGTCGTGGTCGGTCTTGGCCAAGACGGGCGCGGCTACGTGCTTGCTGATTACAGCATGCGTGGCACGCCGGATCAATGGGCGCGCCGCGCCATCGCGGCGTTGGACCAATACGAGGCAGATGCCATCGTGATCGAGCGCAACCAGGGCGGCGATATGTGCCGACACACCTTGCACAGCGTGCGTCCAGAGGTGCGCGTGATTGAGGTCACCGCCACGCGTGGTAAGCATGTGCGCGCTGAGCCGATTGCGGCGCTCTACGCTCTAGACCGTGTGTCGCATGTCGGCACATTCACGCGCCTAGAGGACCAGTTATGCCAGATGACGGCTGGCGGCTACGAGGGGCGAGGCTCGCCAGACCGCGCTGATGCGCTCATCTGGGGACTGTCGGAGCTTTTCCCCCGCATGACGCGCCGCGCGCCGACGCCAGCGACACCGATCTCTGCGGCAACCGATGACGCATGGCTTGGATGACGCATGAGCAGAGACATCTTGCGTGAGGCGCGTGAGCGTCTCGCTGAGTCTGAGGCCGAATCGGCCGAGATCCGTGAGAGCGCGCTTTACGACATCCGGTTCGCGCGGCTTGCGCAGCAATGGCCGGACGATATCGCGGCGCAGCGGAAGCGCGAGGGGCGACCGTGCCTCGTGGTGAATCGCCTGCCAACGTTCATCCGGCAAGTCGTTAACGACGCGAGACAAAACAAGCCATCCATTCAGGTGCTGGCAGTGGACGGCGACGCCGATTACGACACCGCGCAGGTGATCGGCGGGTTGATCCGTGCGATTGAGCGGCAGAGCCAGGCGACTATCGCATACGATACCGCGATAGAACATGCGGTCACATGCGGCATGGGCTTTTTCCGCATCACGTCCGACTACGCAGGGCCTGATACTTTCGATCAAGAGCTTCAAATTGAGCGCATCGCGAACCCGCTCAGCGTATATTGGGATACTGCCAGCACGGCATTCGACGCAAGCGATTGGGACTACGCATTCGTCGTCAGTACGATTGCCAAGAGCGCGTTCAGGGCGCGATATCCCAAAGCGGCGGCGGTAGATTTCGACGCGGATGAAATGGCTGCAACATCTGAGGACTCGTCGGCTACGCGCGTGCGTGTTGCGGAGTATTGGGAGCGCGTCGAGAAGCGTCGTCGCATTGCACGTCTGACCGATGGGCGTGTGCTGACGGAAGAAGAACTGGAAGCGCCATATGTGCTTGAGTCAGGCGAGATCGTGCCCTTTCGCAATGCACTGGCGGCTGAGGGAGTGCTCGTCAATTCTGAGCGCGAAGCGACGTATTACAAGGTCATTCAGCGCATTCTTTCCGGCGCAGACGTGCTGGAAGAGACCGAGTGGCCTGGATCGACCATCCCAATTGTCCCCGTGTGGGGCGAGGAGGTGATGCACGGCGGCAAGCGGTATTTTCGTTCGCTTGTGCGTGACGCGATCGGGCCACAACAGATGCTCAATTTCTGGCGCTCGGCGGAGACGGAGCTTGTCGCGCTTGCGCCACGAGCACCGTGGCTCGTGCCGCTCGGCGGTATTCCGCCGCATGAGGCAGACAAGTGGAAGACAGCGAACACGCGCTCGCATGCGTATCTCGAATATGACCCGAACGCCGGGCCGATGCCGCAGCGCATTCCTTTCGCAGGCGTGCCCGCGGGAGCGTTGCAAGCGGCGATGATAGCGGCGGATGACATCAAAAGCGTCACCGGCATCTACGATGCCTCGCTTGGAGCGCGTGGCAACGAGACCACGGGGCGTGCAATTCTCGCGCGGCAGCGGCAGTCGGATCAGTCAACGTTCCATTTCCTTGACAATCTTGCGCGCGCAATTGAATATTGTGGCCGCTGCTTGATCGAAGTGATCCCAACGTTCTACGGACCGCGCCAGGCAATCCGCATTCTCGGCGAAGACGAGATGCCTCGCATTGTGCGAGTAACGCAGGAACAGGGCGTGATGCCGACAAGCTCCAATCCAGAAGGTCGCATATACAACCTTTCGGCTGGCAAATATGACGTTGCGGTGCGTGTTGGCCCGTCCTACGCGACGCAGCGCGAGCAGAGCGCGCAGGCGATGATGGAGTTGATCCGCGTCTATCCGCCCGCTGCGCCGGTGCTCGGCGATTTGTTGGTCAAAGCGATGGATTGGCCCGGCGCGGACGAAGCGGCGCGGCGCATTCAGATGCTTCAGCAGATGGAAATGCAGCGCGCAGGCTTTGTCCCGCCGCCGCAACCCGGAGTGCCCGCAGTGGCGGGCACGCCAAGCGCCCCCGCGCCAGCACCAGGAGCGCCGCAGCCCCCAGTAGCGCCGCCGTCGCTAGACGAGGCGACATTGCAAGCCGCAATGTCGGCAATGCAGGCTACCTGATTGCGCGAGTCTAATGACTCGCCTCACCGACCGGCATCCCGCCGGTACGTCGCGGCGCGAGACGCCGCAACCCCGTGCAGCGAGGCCACGAGCCTCGCTGCCTGAAGGAGCTTAGACATGACTGATACGACCGATGCCGCTGCCACGAAGGCAGGAACGGCGGAGGCCGCTTCGAACGCGCGCTCCGCCGCCATCATCGATGACGACGCGGCCGAGCGCGCCGCGCTAGAGCGCTTGGCTGAGACGCGGCCAGCGCCGCAGCCGTCTGAGGACCGGACGGACGCCGACACTGTGTCGGATACGGACGCAGCGTCCGACGAAGCGCAGGGTGCCGACGAGGAGGAAATCGAGCTTTCGTTCGGAGCCAAGACGCTCAAGGTCAAAGCGTCCGCAATCCCGCCCGAGGTTCGGACCGAACTCGAAACCTTCACAAAGAGCGTTCAGGCCGACTACACGCGCAAGACGCAGGAGCTTGCCGAACAGCGGCGCGAGACGCAGGCCAAGATCGAGCTTGCGGACAAGCTCGTGACGCTCAAGGGCGAGGCGCTGAAGCTCGTCGCGTATGGACAGGTTCTGGGCGACGAGATCAAGCGACTCGAAGCGACAGATTTCGATCGGTTGTGGAACACCGATCGCGACGAATATCGACGTGTGAGCGACTTGCTCGCTGCCAAGCGCGCCGAGCACGCTCGCATTATCCAATCTGTGGCGCAGTATGAAGCCGCCGTGGACGCAGAGCAGGAGCGATATATCGCCGCTCAGCTTGAGGCGGGACGCGAGGCAATGCGACGCGCCGTAAAGGGGTTCGACGAGGCCAAGGAGCGCGAACTCATTGAATACGCCGTCAAAACTTACGGCATTCCTGAGGACGAAGCACGTAAATGGCCGTTGAACCCGAAAACAGCCTTGATGTGCTGGAAGGCGATGCAATACGACCGGATTCAGCAGCGCGCGACGCAGGCCAGCCAGCCCAAGCCGCCGCCCGCTCCTGCGCAGCCGGTCAAGCCGATCCGTGCACAAGGCGACACTGGCAAATCACGCGATCTCGCGTGGCTCGCCGAACACGACATCGAAGGCTACGCGCGTGAGCGCGCTCGCCAGGAAGCGGCGGCTCGCAAGCGGTAGCATCCCCGCAACACACGCGCCGTCGAAACGACGTGCGTCGCTGAGAAGGACTCACTCAAATGGCTAACGCTACAATTACTCCGTCGCTTATCGCAGCGGAGTCTGTTATGTGGCTCGACAACGAGCTCGTCATGGCGGCCAACGTCTTCCGCGGTTACCGCGAAGACTTTGCTCTCCGACCTAACGGCTACAAGCCGGGCGAGTCGATCTCGATCCGCGTGCCGACTAGCTTCACTGTGCGCACGAACGCCACGATGGCTCCGCAGGATGTTATCGAGGGCAAGCGCACGCTGACGCTTGATCGGCGCGTCGGTGTGGACTTCGAATTCACCTCGCAGGAGCTCACGCTTTCAATTAGTGAGCTCTCCGAGCGTGTGATCAGGCCGGCTATGGTCCAGATTGCCAACAAGATCGACCAGGACCTTCACGACCTATATAAGCGCGTGAACAACTGGGTTGGCACGCCGGGCCAGACGGTCGATTCGTTCGGCGACTTTGCGCTCGCGCCAGAGCGTCTCGACATGCTTGCGGTGCCGCGCGATAGCCGCGTTGGCGTCCTGTCGCCGCGTGATCACTGGGGCCTCGTCGGCTCGCAGACCACGCTGTTCAACAACTCGATCAACCAAGAGGCGTTCCGGCGCGGCGAGACGGGCAACGTTGCGGGCGTCAATCTGTTTATGTCGCAGAACGTTGCGACGCACACGACCGGCAACTTCGCCACGTCTGGCCTGACTGTGGGCACCGGCACCTACGCCAACTACAACACAGTCAAGGACACGCTCATCGCGTCTATCACGATCAACGGCACGGCCAACGGCCAGACGCTTAAAGCTGGGGACGTGTTCACGATTGCAGACGTGTATGACGTGAATCCCGTGACGCGGGTGCGGCTGCCGCACCTCAAGCAGTTCACGGTTGTCAACGACGTGACCATCACCGGCACGTCGGTGACGTTCGACTACTATCCCGCCGCGATCAACTCGGGTGCATTCAAGACCGTGGATGGTCCGGCCAACAACATGAATGGCAAGACCGTCACGTTCCTTGGTGCTCCGAATACAAACTACCCGCAGAACCTTGTGTTCCACCCGAACGCTTTTGCGCTTGTCATGGTGCCGATGGAGGCGCCGCCTGGCGCGGTGGACGTGGCGCGTCGGACCTACAAGGGCACGTCGGTGCGTGTCATTCCGGTCTATGATGGCACGAACGACAAGTCTGCGTGGCGTCTTGATGTGCTGTATGGGGTGCTTGCGGTCGATCCACGTCTTGCGGTTCGTCTGTCTGGTAGCCCGTGATCTGACGAATGGCGCGGGGGCTTCGGCCTCCGCGCCGCTTTCGTAGAGGAACGCATGACGCTGCTCACCATCTGCCGCGATGTTGCGACAGATATGGGCATTGTCCCGCCTACGACGATTGTCGGTAATCAGTTAGTTGACGCGCGGCGGTTATTGAGGTTTGCGCAGCGCGTCGGGCGCGATCTAGCGATGCGAGCGCCCTGGCAAGCGTTGCGTCGGCAGCATGTGTTCACGGCCACCGCGACCGAGGTGCAGGCAAACGCTATTCCTAATGACTTCTTGTATTTTTCTCCCGAAACGCTGTGGGACAGGACAAATGAGCGCAGCATCACGGGGCCAGTGTCGCCGACGGAATACCAGTCGCGGCGCATCACGGCGGGGGCATCAAGCACGCAGCGATGGTTTACGCGCCGAGGCAATGACCTGCTGATCTGGCCGATCATGGGAGGCGGCGAAACGCTGGCTTTCGAGTATCAGTCTAATTCGTTCTGTCAGTCGTCATCGCTGGTGCCGCAGAATGCTTGGCTTGCGGATACTGACACAGGGCGAATCAGCGAGGAGCTGATCACACTCGGCATGATTGCGCGGTTCCTTGAGGCGGAGGGGCAGCCGTTCGCGCTGCCGCGCGCGGAGTTCGAGCGCAGGCTTGCCATCGAGATCCGAGCAGACGCGCCGGATGCGCGCGTGTTGCAGGCAGCGGATCTGTTCGGCGGCGGACGTCGTTTCGGCGGCGCTCCGGGCGACGAGGCGTAACGATGCTGATCGCGCAGCGCGGCCTGTCGCTGCCTCCTGCCGCAGCGCGTGCAGTGTCGATGCCAGCGCCCGTTGGCGGTTGGGATACTGAAAGCGCGTGGGCGGACATGCCTCCGCATCATGCGGTAGAGATGGTCAATTGGGTGCCGTATCCCGATTACGTCGAAACGCGCGGCGGCTACACGCCGCACGTCACGGGCTTCGCCGATCCCGTCGACACCCTGATGAGCTACAGCCCGCCTTCGGGCGGCTGGAAGCTGATTGCGGCGGCAGGCGACAAATGGTTCGACGCCACGACGGCGGGCACAATCGGCACGCCGCTTTTGACGGGCATGACTTCGGCGCGCTGGCAGTATGTGCAGATGACCACGGCCGGTGGGCATTTTCTCATTGCGGTGAACGGGGCGGACGCAGCGCGTCGCTATGATGGCACGTCGGTCACACTTGCTGGCATCACGGGGCCTGATCCGACGAAGCTAGTCTGGGTCAACTTGCATCAGCGCCGCTTGTGGTGCGGCGAGACGGGATCACTGAAAGCGTGGTATCTCGCGCCGAATGCGATCACGGGACCTGCCACGGCGTTTGATCTTGCGCCGCTGGCGTCGCTCGGCGGTTATCTGGTCGGCATGGGCACCTGGACGCGCGACGGCGGTAGCGGACCGGACGATTACGCTGCATTCGTGACTTCTGAAGGCCAAGTGCTGATTTACGCTGGCACCGATCCAGCGTCGGCCTCGACCTGGGGCCTGGTCGGCGTGTTTCGCATAGGCAGGCCTCTCGGGCGGCGGTGCATGCTGCGCTTCGGCGCAGATCTGGTAGTGCTGACGGAAGACGGTGTGGTAGCGCTGTCGCAGGTGCTCCCGGTAGACCGCGCGCAGCAATCTGCGGCTGCGGTATCGGCGCAGGTCAATAAGGCATTTTCCGATGCTGCGCGCATGTATGGCACGTCGTGGGGGTGGGATGCGTTTGTCTATCCAGGTCACAATTTGGCGATCTTCAACGTGCCGTGGGGATCGGACGCATTCCGTCAGTATGTGTTCAACACGTTGACGCGCGCTCCTGCGCAGTGGCGCGGCGTGCCGTCGCGGTGTTGGGCGCTGGCCGATGGCGTGCCGTATTTCGGTGGCAGCGCGGCGGTCTATCGCTTTGACGACACCGCGCAGGATGATGGCGCGGATATCGAAGCGTGGGCAATCCAAGCGTGGTACGGATTCCAACACCGCGCGCAAAAGGTGATGTTACGCCGCGCGGCTCCGGTGCTGCGCGTTGGGGAAAGGGTGCCGTTCGCCATCGATGTGCTGCTAGACTACCGCACCGATGTCGCGTTTCCCGATCTGGTCCCGCTCTACGAGGGATCCGACGCTTACTGGGATAATGCTCTCTGGGACAAAGCGACGTGGAACGATCACATCGTGGTCTCGGAATGGCGTGGCGTTCACGGGATTGGCCGCGTTGGCGCGATTCGTCTGCGCCTCAAGACCAAGCATAAGCGCGTCGCCTGGATGGCCACGAACGTGCTGACGGTGCCCGGGGGAACGCTGTAGTGCTGATTTGGGCTACCACGCCGGAAGAAGGCGCGATGCTTGAGCAATGGGCAGTGGACCGCATTCCATACATGCGCGGTGGTTCTTTTGGCCCGTGCATCTGTGGTGGCGTAGTGCGTGACGGCGCGTTGCGTGCTGTCGTTGTGTTTTCCGAATGGCAGCCGGAATACCGAACTTTGCAGGCCAGCATCGCTTCGGACGGCCCGGGGTGGGCAACGCGCGGCGTGCTGCGCGAGATGTTCCGTTACGCATTCGTCACGGCAAACGCGAATCTGCTTTGGTCCTCAATCCGCGCTGATAACACAGAGGCGATCGAGTTTAACCGTCGGCTTGGATTCCGACGTGATGCGGTGCTTCGTCATCGTTATGGCAGGGGAAAGCATGCGGTGATCACGTCTATGACGCGCAGCGCGTGGCTGCGCAGCAAGTGGAGATAGACGATGGGGAAGAGAGCGCCGAAACCGCCGCCGCCACCGGATCCTGTTGTGACGGCGCGCGCGCAGGGCGAAACGAATGTCGAGACGGCGCGGACGAATGCGACGCTGAATCGCGTCAATCAGTATGGACCGCTCGGGCGGATCACCTACCGCGATCTTGGGCGCGATTATGCGGATCGCGAGGTGCAACATCATATCAATGCTTTTCAGCGCGGCGAATGGCGCGACCCGAACTTCATCCGTGACGGCAATCTCGACACGATTGCGCTTCGCAAGCATTTCATGCGCCCAGAGCACAATCCGTATCTTGATCGTTGGGAGATGCGCACAGAGCTATCTCCCGAGCAGCAAGAGCTTTATCGCCTGTCGAACGAGGCGCAGCGGCAATATGGGCAAGCAGCGTTAAGGCAATTGCAGAGTGTTCAAGATCGCTTGTCGTCGCCATTCAAGTTTAGTGGGCCAGCTCTTCAAGCAAATTTACCCGACCGCACCGGCTATCTGCAATTCAGCGTGCCAAATCGCACCGGCGATCTTCTGTTTGATTTGAAAGACAGAACAAAAGATCTTCAATTCAATGTTCGCGATCTGACAGGGGAAGTGAAGCGGCGCGCGGACTTCACAGGCATTGGAGATCCAAATCAGGCGCGCGAAGATGTGCAAGCTGCGCTTTTGGCTCGCATGAATCCTCAGCTAGAGCGCGAACGCGCCGCTTTGGAAGCGCGGCTCGCAAACCAAGGCATCACGACAGGCACAGAAGCTTGGAAGGCTGGATTCGACGACTATAACCGCATGGCAAACGACGCTAGGCTTGCGGCCATTCTGAACGCTGGGCAAGAACATTCGCGCATGTGGCAACTTGGTTTGGCGCAGAGCGAACTAAACAATAAAGCTTTACAACAAATGATGGAAAATGATCTTGCTCGGTCATGGTTTCGCAACGCCGCAGTTGGCCAAGCGTCACAAATGGACCTGGCGCGAGGGCAATTTAGGAACAATGCCGTTGGCCAAGCGTCACAAATGGACCTGGCCAGAGCTGGTTTGCGGAATGCTGCGCTGGGTCAAGCTTCACAGATGGACTTGGCGCGCGCCGCTCAGCAAAATGCAGCGCGACAACAAGCGTTGCAGGAAGCGCTTGTGTTGCGCGCCCAGCCTTTGAACGAAGCCGCTGCTCTGTTCTCTGGTGAGCAGATCCGGATGCCGACGCTCGCTCCGGTGCCGCAGGTTGGCTTGCAACCGCCGGACTATCAGGGGGCGGTCGCAGCGAATTACGCTGGGCAGATAGCAGCGCACAACGCTCGGACGCAGATGATTGGCGCACAGAATGCGGCGCTTGGCAACCTGCTTGGCACGCTCGGCGGCGCTTGGATCTTTGGGATGAGACGCTAATGCCGCGCGGGATTGGCGACGCGCCGACAGGAGGCGACGAATGAGCGAGCTAATCGATCAAGCGCTGCTGTTGCAGCTGCGGCAGCGGCCGCGCGAAAGCGCATCGTCGCGCCTCGCGCAGTATCTGCTACAGCAAGCGGGGCGGCCCGGTCCTGTCTATGGCACGGTTGGCGTCTTGGCGACAGCCGCGCAACCAATGCTAGCGGCTTGGCTAGCCAAGCAAGGCGAAGAGCGCGAGCGCGAAGCGGAGCGTGAAGCGTTCCATCAGATCCTCAATCTCGAGCGGCAGCGTGCGCAAGAGGCGGCGGCGTTCTGGCGCGGCATGATGCCTGCGCCGCAGCAGATGCCCGAAACGCAGCAGACTCCCATGTCGCAGCGCTCGGAGATTATTCGGGAGACGCTGCCAGAGCCAATCGAAGCAGCCTATGAACGCATGTTTGATCGATTGGGGCAAGACGAGAGCAGCGGCAACCCGAACGCGCGCAACCAGCGCAGCACCGCAACTGGTTTGTTCCAGTTCACTGACGACACTTGGCGTGAATTCGCGCGAGCGAATCCGAGACGATTCGAGGGAATGACGGACGAACAGATCCTCGCGGCTCGCACGGATCCGGCGCTATCGCGCGAAGCGGCGGAATGGTATGCTCGCCGGAACGCGCTCATCTTGGGGACTGCGGGTCTTCAGCCGACGCCGACGAATCTTGCGCTTGCACATCGCTTCGGTGGGCAGGGTGCGATAGCGATCCTGAAAGCCAATCCCAATGCGCTTGTCACCGATGTAGTGCCCGACGGGCAGCGCGTACTTGAGGCCAATCCGGACCTCCGTGGCATTACGGTGGGTCAAATTATCGAAAGATACAGGCAGCTTGTGGGCGAGCCGCAGACGCAGCCACAACCGCAGCCACAGCCGCAAACGCAAGCGCAGGCATCGCCTGCCATGCCTGCGTCGGTCAACATGCTATCGGCCCAGACGCCGCAGACGGTGCCTGCCGCGCCCGGAATAGCGCCTGGCATCATTCAGCCACGCCAGATGCCGGAGGCTATCCCCGGCCTGCCGCAGGGCGTGACGCCAGAGATGATGGCGCAGGCTCTAGCGCACCCGAACCCGATGATCCGGCAGCAAGCGGCGGCGTTCCTCCAGGTCGCGCAAGCTCTTCAGCGGCAGACGCCGAACCTGACCAACGTCACGCCAGGTAGTTTTATCATCGACCCTCGCACGGGGCAGGTGATTGGCCAGGTGCCACAGATGCCGGGCGAGGCGGAGCGGTTCCTTTCGCAATTCATTGCGCTTGAAACCCAGCGTGGCACGCCGCCGGACAAGTTAATGCAAAAGATTAGCGAAATTCTTGCGCAGCGACTGCAAGGCGGGGGCGTCAGAGTAGACCTCCGCAATGAGGGACCGATCCCGCAGGGATATATGGCGGTGCGCGACGAAAATGGAAACATCGTTGCGCTGCGAGAAATTCCGGGCGGTCCTGCTGAAGCCAAGCGGCTCG